CGACGCTCTTCCGATCTTCTTTGATCATAAATTATTATACTAAAATATCCATTATATCAGTTATATTAAATTTTATAAAACTAGGTGAAATAGATAAGATATTCGATTTACTCGCTATTGTTGACATAAAAAATGTGAATATTGAAACAGTAGCGGATGCGGAGAAATTGATAAATAAGATTGAATCCTCATTGGCTTATATTAGGCTAAGATTAAAAATGGCTCAAGAACAGCTTGATAAAACCAGTCAAACAAATAGAAGGGTTGATTTTACCAAAGAGAGAATGATCTTATCAGCTCATTTTAAAATGCGTATAGACGACAAAACATATACAGCATCAGAATACGCAAATCTTGTTAGGTTAATGTTGAACGAAATAGAGGAGGTTAAGAAATATGGCAAATGAAACAAAAATATCGACGATCGTATCAAAATCTGCTTTTGACCAGCTTGAGAAACTTGATACTTTAATTGGTAAGGCGAACGATTCGTATTTGATTGCGGCAAGAAATATGGCTAAGGGGCTGTCTTTTGAGCCTAAAAACATGTCCGAGTTGATTGAAAAGAATAATCAGTATATGGCTTCACTAAAAGAAATACAGAAAGCTGAAACCGAAATTAATCGATTACGTCAAGAGAAGAACAAGGTGGTACAGGAAGGGGTTAACGAAGTAATGGCCCAGATTAAAGCCGATCAAGAAGCTGCACGCATAGCAAAGGAGAAAGCTAAATTAGAGAAAGAGCAGTTAAAGGTATCAAAAGAACTTGCGGCTTCGGAAAAAGTGAGAAAACAGACAATGGAGGATCTAAGCCGTGCAAAACTGGCGGAAGAGAGAGCGACTGTTGCCGCATCTAAGGCTGATAAATTACATGCCCAAAATGTACAGTTGACATCCGATCAAGTTGAAAATCTGATTTTGAAACTTGATACGGCAAATCTTTCATACAAAGAACAATCCCGCATATTAAGTCAATTAAAGGCTTATTCCAAAACTCAAATAGGGGGTATAGACGCCGTTAATCCTAAAGTGCTTGATAATATTCAGAAACTGGATAAACTCTTGAAAGAACAAGATGCTAAAATGGGAATATATGGCCGAAATGTAGGCAATTATGCTTCTCATTGGGATGGTTTAGGAAATGCAATCAATCAATTGAGTCGTGAAATGCCTGCCTTTTCGGTATCTATGCAGACAGGGTTGCTTGCAATCAGCAATAACTTGCCTATTTTGGCTGATGAAATAGCCAGAATAAGGCGTGAGAATGTAGAGCTAACGAAAAGCGGTCAAAAAGCCGTGCCGGTATGGAAGCAGGTGGTAGGAAGTCTGGTATCATGGCAAACATTGTTATCTGTAGGTGTTACGCTTCTAACGGTGTATGGAGATAAAATCTTTGATTTTGCTGCTGATTTATTTAAAAGTAAGGATGCTTCAAAAGCAGCATCTGAAGCATTGGAAGATCTTACGTCGACAAGTGGCAATTTTTTTGAAGAACTCAGAAATTCAGCATCCGCCTATGGGCAAAATGTTGTGTCCATAAAAAAGCTACAAGAGGAATGGAATAGCCTGGGTGATAATCTTGAAAAGAAGAAGCAGTTTATCATAGATAATGAGTCTGAATTTAAAAAATTAGATGTTTCTATCACTAATGTGAATGAGGCAGAAAATCTACTTGTAGAAAATACGGAGGCTTTCATTCAATCCTTAAAAGAAAGGGCACTGGCAACAGCCGGAGAAAAACTTGCGACTGAGCAGTATTCGCAAATGATCATAAAAAGAGTCGAGGCTGAGAATAAACAAAAAGAAGCAGATGAAGCAAGAAAAAATAGTGAGATTGCTTTATATCAAAATTTGCAAGATACCAGATATGGGGAAATGAAAAGTCGAGATCAGCTTGTAGAACAGCATGCTAAATCTATAGAGACCGAATCTAATAGTTTGAACGAAGAAGCAGAAGCTTATAAAGCGGCAGGAGATGCCTATTTGGACTATGCTCTAAAACAAAACGAAGCAGCACGCACTACCCTTCAAAATGCTGGAATAGAAGAGGCGACGAATGCGGAGAAATTAAAGAAGCAAAAGGAGCAAGCAGAACGTGAATCCAAACAAAGGCAAAAACTCGAAATGGAAGCTGAGCGAACAATTCAAGAAGCTCGCATAAAGCTGATGGATGAAGGTTTTGAAAAAGAAATAGCGACTCGTAATGCCCAATATCAAAAAAGAATAGATGATGTAAAGACAAAAGGAGTCCGTGTCAATGAGCAGATTGCGGCAATAGAGGCCGAGAGATACAAAGAATTGTCCGATTTTAGGGAGGAATACGAGGCCAAACGTGCAATGATTGATGCACAAAATCGAATTTCCTATGCCAAAAAGGGAAGTTTGCAAGAACTTGATGCACGGCTTGACATTCTTGAACTTCAAAAAGTAGCGGAATTAAAAGAGGCTAAGAAGACTGAAGCAGATAAATTAGCAATAGAGGGTAAGTATTTAAAACTTACGGAAGATGCTTATTTGGAATTTGGTAAAGTACAACTCTCCCATCAGCAATCTCAAAACGAGTTAGAATTGTCAGATCAACAGATTTTCTTGAACAAGGAATTATCTATGCTTGAACAGCAATATTCTAAAGGAATAATCAAGAAAGATGCCTACGAGAAGAAGAAGGCAGATTTGCAATATCAATATGCAGTTCAAGCTCTGCAACAGGAAATTGATCTGCTTGAGAATAGTTTGTATCTGTTTTCTGGAGACGAACGCTTAGAGATGGAGAAAAAAATAGCCCAATTAAGGGTCCAGCTATCAAAAGAAACCACTGATAAAATAAATGCAGATGCAGAAAAAGAACTTAAAGAAAGACAAAAGGTAGAAGAAGCAAAAAAGAAACTAATTCAAGAGGTTGCAAATGCCATAGGAGAAATAGGTTCTTCCGTATTTGACCGTAGAATACAGGATATAGAAGCCGAAATAGAAGCCAATCAAGAGGCTTACGATAAACGAATTGATGAGATTGAATCTTTGGCAGAAAAGGATGTTATCACAAAAGAGGAAGCAGAAGCCCGTAAACGCGTAGCAGAGGAACAATCGTCTGCAAGAAACGCTGAGCTTGAAAAGAAAAAGGCTGATTTGCAAACAAGACAGGCGCGATTCCAGAAAACAATAGATATTGCTCAAACTATAGCATCTACTGCTCAAGCTATAATGACCGTATATAAACAGCTTGGAATATTTGCCGGTCCCATGGCCGCGCTGATTGCTGCAACGGGTGCTATTCAGCTTGCCACCATTATAGCCCAGCCTATCCCCAAGTATGCAAAGGGTACTGATTATCATCCCGGAGGTTTGGCTATTGTCGGTGATGCCGGTAAACATGAAGCTGTTATATCTGGAGGTAAAGCGTACATTACTCCTGACACGCCGACATTGATGCCTATACCTAAAGGGGCAGAAGTTTTGCCAGATATTAACGATCCCGAGTTTTATTCCCGTTTTATGGATAACAGTTATTGGTTGACTCATAACAAAGCCGGGGAACGGGTGCAGATAGTGAACCATTTTGATGCGGAAGGTATTATTCAGGCAAATAATAAGACAAATAATGACTTAAAGAATGAGATTCGTTCTTTAGGCAGAATCATATCTAAAGGGCAGCGTAGGGCTGAATACAACTCGTATAAAAACTCAAAATTGAATTGATATGATACGTGTACAGTTATTAATAGGCGGAAAGAAATACGAAGCTACCAATGATTTAGTGAATTGGGAAGATGTTGAAATATCGATAAAAAGAAAAGAGTTTGGTGGCGTATATAGGACGTTTGGCGATTCATTTGAGTTTGCCGGCGATTCTTATATGCTCTTGGAAGACGAGTTCTTGACAAATTATTTGAATGCTTCCGCTGTGATAGTCATTGGAGTATTAAACAATTCTTGGACATACAACGAGAAGATCCGGTGTAATCTTGATTTTTCTTCATACCAAAATAACGGCAACACTATATCCATAAAGGCTATAGATAACAGTGCGGAGTCTATCATTAACGCAAACAAGTCACAGGTGTATGATATCCCTGTTTCAAGTCTCAAATCGGATGAATTGTATTATGACCGGATGGAGTTGAACAACAAAGCGGATTTTGTTGTGATACCGACCGAAGAACAGACTGAAGAGGGTATTTACAAAATAAATTTGCCTTCCAATTTTATTTTAGGAGAATATAATTTCCCGGTTGGATATACTACGACTAATTTCCCTGTTAAAAACAAAATTGATGTTAGAGACGTTAATATAACAGCTCCAGATAATGCTAATTTTTATTCTGGATATATGATTAAGGCGTTAACCCGCATAAGCATACAATATAGAATGAGTTTTGATGTATATGCGACAATAACAAATGGGAATGTAAGTAAATTGAGATTGGAAATAGCTAAATATGCAAGGGTAAAAGACGGAGACAAACCGACACCAGTAATAATAGATTCTATATCCATACCTTTTAAGAACAAAATCAGCATAGACAAGACATATGATGTTGACTTGAAGGAAGGGGATAGAATTATAATGTGGATAGGTCAGGGCGACGGCTATGATCTTTGGAAAGGAGATGTTGTAATGACGGTTTCGAATGTTAAAGAAATTAGCGTATCTTACAAAGGGAGAAACGAACCAGTTAATTTCGATGCCTTCACCCCTAATAAATTACTCACCTCCATACTGTCCAATATGGGCCTTACCGATATGACCGGAGAAGTAAAGGAAGGTGATATTACGATACCATATATGATAGCAGCGGAAAGCATCAGAGATATCAAGAATGCAAAAGTTCATACCTCTTTCAGTAAATTTTCAGAATGGGCAAAAGCATGTCTTGGATATTACTACAAGATAGAAGGGAAGAGGGTTATATTTTGCCATTTGACTGAATTATATAATCCGGATACAGTGAAGGAACTTGAACATGTCAATAGTATTGATATTTCAATTGATAACTCCTTGATATATTCCGGTGTAGATGTTGGTTATGAGAAAAAAGATTATGATGAGATAAATGGTCGTGATGAATTTCATGTAAAGAACAGTTTTTCGACCGGAATTTCAATCAACGATAACATATACAAACTTATTAGCCCTTATCGTGCTGATTGTTATGGAATAGAGTTTTTGGCGCAAAAAAGAGATGAAGAAACAAAGGATGATAGTTCAGATAATGATTTATTCATTGTTGATGCAATTTCTGTTTTAGATCCTTCCACATCCTCGATAAAGTTAAAATTGAATAGGCAAGGAGACCGGCCTTCCGGAGTGTTATTTCCTTCTTCGATATTTAATGTAGCATATTCTCCAAGAAGGATGTTGCTTGCAAATAAGGATATATTATCATCTTGTACAAGCAGGCTTGAGTTTACCGCTTCCGAAGGGAATGCAGATGCAGTTTTATGGCGGGAAAGTGAAAAGTCTCCCATTGTATTAGACAATCATTATTTTAGAGTTGAGACGTTGAAGGTGGAAACAATAGGATTGTCGCCATTTCCTGTTTTATATGACGGTCTTATATCTTTTGATTATAACGGCAAAAAGTATACCGGTTATGTTTCCGATATAACAGAACATCTTGGTAAAAGACAAACAACGGAATATACTTTGATATGTAAAAATATCGATTAATGTTGTCTTTATTCTGAATAATTACTACATTTGCAAGCATAGAGCCTAAGAGCCGTATACGTAGTTGACGCTGCGTATACGGCTCTTTTTGTTTGTATAAGCGTATGATAAAAATAAGCAGTGTATCTCCTTTGATATTTGACGTTGAAAGCATTGGCTTTGAACATTCGATTGATTATGTTCAGAAGTTTGCAAGGGAGGATATGCCTATTACCGTACAAATCGTAGATGATCCAAACAAGACATTTTCTATGTCTCTTATTGATTTGTACAATGGAACTCTATATCCTATATCTCCTCAAAAATATGTGATTAACGATTATAATACGCTGTATGAATTTACGATAAACCCTTCTAACAACGGGACATATCAGGCCAAGATAACAGATGAGTCAGAAAAAATATCTGTTAGTTTGCCTTTCTGTGTGCATGGCGCATTATCTTCCCCATTCACAATGCAGATAGAATACACAAATGAAAATAATCTACAAGCATTTGGGGCCGTATTTGATGTCTCAGGGAAAAAGCGCGTATTTAAAACTCGTGTAGAAGGAGGTTTTAAATCCGACGGTAGGCAATTGGCTGTTGAAAGTGAACAATTTAGAACTCAAAAGCAAGAACCTATCAATCTATATTCCGTCCCTTATGAAAAAAGGACACTTACTATTGGCGATAATGAAGGTGTTCCTTTTGAGGTAGCCCGGCTTTTAAATAATATCTTCTGTTTGTCTTCGGTAAAGATTGACGGTGTTACTTATACCAGAAGTGAATCGAGCATACCGGAACAACAGGTTATTGCCGAGAGATATCCCCAGTTCAATTATACTTTAACGGTGGAATGCTCCGAGAATGTTTCTTACAATGGTTTTACCGAATATCCAGATGGAACTGGTATTGTTGGAGAAGTCAGTTTAAACGTTTCTAATGCTAAAGACGGTCAAGTTTTAGTCTTTAACGGAAACGAAGGAAGTTTTGTTAACCAATCACATCTTGATTCATTATGAGTATAAAGAAGTTAACAAAGCGAATATGGTACGGATCAGATACCACAGTAGATAGTGAAGGGAAAACTGTTGCTGTTGCTCCCCCTATTGCCACCAATGACGGTTCTGAGGATTGGGATTTGAATGGTCTTGTAAGAGGTGAATTATATCTCAATGATAATAAAGATGATCCTGCTTTGTTTTGTTTGGGTAGTGATAATTTACCCAAGCGAATAGGAGGTGGTACGGCTTCAGGAGGTGGAGGAATTGTAAATGTAGATGTAGACGTAAAAGAAGGAAGAGGCATTGATGTAAAAAAAGATTTGATTGGCGAAACTGTTATTTTCACGGTTTCGCATGAAGATACATCTTCAGCAGTTTCAACATCTAATTTTGACGATTTATTTGTCCAAAATATCGGTGTTGATGATTTTGGACATGTAACATCTGTAGAAAGTGCAAGGCTGGCGACTTATCTTGATGAGCGATATCTTCGCAAAGATATCGACGATACCGCCCACGGGAATATCCTTTTTGACAAGAAGATCGGCTCTTCCATTTTCATAGATGGCTGGGAAGGTAAAGGCTGGGAGATCCAGAGTACGGGTGCTGCCATGTTGGACTCGCTTCGTGTGAGGAGTGATATCTATGTAGGGGGTAATACCGGATCGCCGACTTTTGCATCCGGCTTTACCGGTTGGGGATGGCAGATAGATACACCGACGGCCACCGGGGAGATGGATAACCTCTTTATTCGTAAAACATTCACGGCTTACGAGATAGTTTATTCCCAGATTTACGGTTTAGGAGGCAGTCAGATTGTTTCGGACATCAACAAAATAGCCAGAGTAGAAGTGATGTCTGACCGTTATCGCTGCTATATGGACGATATGGATGGTCTTATGCTTATGAACCTGCGTAAGGGTGACGGTGTCAGAATACAGACACGGACGGGAACGACCAGTATCAAGTATCTTTTCGGACGTTGTATCGGTGTGGACAGTGACTATTTTGATATAGCTATTCCTCTGATAGAAGGGACAGGACAACCGGAAGCCGGAGATTTTGCCCTTCGTTGGGGTAACAATGAAGATACGGACCGGCAAGGGTTGATCTATCTGACAACGGCCGATAGCGGTGCACCTTTTATCGATGTATATGATGGTATTACTGATGCCAGCACCGAAGGCAAGTTGAAAGCCCGTATTGGACACCTGACAGGAATCAGGACACAGAGAGGCGATCAGTTGTCTGGTTATGGGGCTTATTTGAACGGGATATACGTTGAAAACTCGACATTCATTCTTCAAAACGGAGATACCATTGAGCAGACCTTTATTGCCATGAACGGCAAGTTTGAAAGCCTTATTGATGGCATCCGTAACGACATATCCGCAGAAGGTGGTAACATCCTTGTAAACTCTTCTTTCAGCCAGAATACAAACTATTGGACAGCTGCAAATAACGTTCATTTTATCAACGTAGGTGGAGAATATCTTTGGCTGGACGGTAGCTTCTATGTAGAAAAGGATCAAGTTGCCGATATTTATAATGACAACGGTCAAAACGTTCTGCGAATAAGGAACACGTATATCCTTCAGCAGAATGCTATAATGAATATCCCGGATCACACGGAAGAAGAGGAAAAAACGTATTCTTTCTCTTTGTTCTATAAGGTGCTCCGTCCCGGTTCTTGCGGTTTCGGTATTCCGGGAACCGAGTTGTATCACGAAGAACAGCTACCGGAAAGCGACAGCTATCAAAAGCTGTCTAAGGTCGGGAAATGGAACAGGAAAGGTGATTTTGAACTGAGATTCACTGGTGAGATACTTATTTATGGTGTAGGGCTGTTTTCTGATGAGATTGCGGATGCTATTGTCAAGTTGCAGACACAGATCGACCAAACAGACGAATACATCAAGCTGTTGGCGACAAAAGATTATGTAGATAGTGAGACGGGAGAAATCTATGTCCACTTTGACAGTCAGTTGCAGATTACCGCAGAACAGATGTCCGGTATATCTACGAAGGTGGATAATATCAACAATACGATAGAAAGTGCCGGGTGGATCACGCAGGCGGATGGTGTTACTTTGTTTGCAAAGAAGGAAATGGAAAGCGGAAAGGCTATCGTCAATGCGATCAATGTCGGGACAGATGGTATCTTGATTCAGGCAAACAGAATCAATCTTGTTGGGGCTGTTACATTTTCCATGTTTGACTATTCTTTGCAGTCAACAATCAATGGAAAGGCAAATTCATCTTCTTTGGGAAGTTTGGCTTATGAGGATTATATCACCGATTCCGACTTGTCATATTCTTTAGCTCAGACTATTGCAAACAAAGTTAGTTCAAGTGCTTTAAAGAATTTCGCTCTTAATGGTGGACCAGATATTACCAAAGGTGATTTAGCAAATGCTTTGCAAACAGAGATAAACAATAAGCTGACGGGATCAGCAACGACAAGTGGAAATAAACTTGCCAATGTTATTATTAATGGTCAGACCTTAATAGCTGGTGGATATATTCAAAGTGATTTGCTTTATGTTGATGAAATTTATGCAAACAAGGGGACGATAGGTGCATTTTCTATCGGGGATTATCGATTGACAAATACAGATGGACATGCTGGAATAGATATAAATTATAGCGTCAACCAATATGCGAGATTGAATGAAAGCGCCGGAGCCACAATGGTGAGTGCAAGAAATGATAAAGGGCAAGCAGCATCGTTTCAGGCTTACGGTTCTGGCAGTACTGCTCTATATGTGATAGGTAATACAGGTAGTATGGCAATAAAAGGATCAGGACCTATTTCTATTTATCAGCGTGATGGTGAAACATGGAATATGCCTGGCCTGCTCGCTATTTATTATTTTACTGGACTTGATGGTGTCCCCTATATGTCATATAGATGGGGGAACGGAGCTTCTATAACATCTATAAGAAAAACAGGAACAGGTACTTATGTGTTTACAACAGCTACTGGGGGTTCTGCTGTATATCCCGTTGTTGTAAATGTAGCTTCAGATCAACCTGTGCATTTTTATATCAAGGATATGTCTGCTTCGGGTTTTACTGTAAAATCATATTCTTTAGCCGACAATGAATTTTCTGCAAGAAATGCAAAAGAAGCATATATATTATTATTCGGAAGAAATAGAAATCTATAATATTTGAATAAATTAAAACAAATTGTAATGAAAGTAAATTTTAACGTATCTTTTAAGAACTATCAAGGTAAAGAAGTTGAAAATCCGAAGACTGGCGAAATCCAATCTTTGAAAGACCTTATTTGTGCACAACTTTTTTCTTCCGGTGAAAACCTGTCTGCCGAAGAAAAGTATGAGGCATACAAGTTAATGGTGCGTATAAGCCCGTCAAATGAAGCAATTGAGATTGAAGACAAAGATTCAGTCTTGATAAAAAGAGTCTGTGAAAAAGCTTTGACGGTTGGAGCTTATGGGCAAGTTGTTGAACTTTTAAAAGGCGAATAGTATGGAATTGACCAACGACACGAGAAACCGATCCGGTTACGCAGAGGTTTCAGGTGTAAAATTAAATTACACCATAGTTCAGGAAACCGGGAAGCCGGTAGAGTCGGTTAGAGCCGATGTCCTTAAAAATGACTTAAGGATTGGAACCGTAAAGATTGAAAAAGACGGTCGTATGTACATCTCTTTGGATAAAGCAGGTATTACCGAACCTTTGGATCAGATTGCTATCATTTCACAGGCAATAAACGATTCCGCGCAAGTATTTAATGAATCAGTAACAGATTAACACCTATGGCAGCAGGAGATATCATATTATCAGACGGGACAACGATCACGCCGGAAGACTTGCAGAAGATTGTGGCAGCGGTGGAGGATTTGATTGCGTCTACGGCGAAAGATCCGGGGCAGTACGAAGAGGTCAGTTCACTTACCGGTGTGTCCTCTCTTCCCGCCTTTCAAGTATTGGGTAGTACATACAAGCTTGTACGGGTGGCTCTGTCTGTCTTGAAGGGCGTAGACGGACGTGAAGTCTCTTTACAGGTAAATCGAGATAAAACCTATATCCAATGGCGTTATACAGACGGTAATTGGCAGAATCTTGTTGCTTTGTCCGATCTGAAAGGTACTGCCGGTGATACTCCTGTTTTCCGTACCGGTAGCACAGGCATTGAATGGAAGTACACCAGTGAAGAAGATACAGCTTATCGTGTACTTGTCCCTTACGATGATTTGAAGTTGAAGTTTTCCGATCTGACATCGGAACAGAAAGACGAGCTGAAATTGCATTTTTCTGATTTGACGGAAGAAGATAAGGCAGAATTGAAGGGTGAAAAGGGTGATATTGGTCCGCAAGGTCTTAGAGGAGAACAAGGGATTCAAGGAGAAACAGGCCCACAGGGACCTATTGGCGAAACTGGTCCGCAAGGCCCTATTGGGCCTAAAGGCGAGCAGGGAGTAAAAGGCGATAAAGGAGATACGGGAAGTGGTTTTAAGGTACTTGGATATTTTAGCACGCAGGAAGAATTAGAGTCTGCAATAGTTTCCCCACAAGCTGGTGATGCTTATGGAGTTGGTACAGGTGCTCCGTACGACATTTATATTTATGATGCAATCAATTCTGTGTGGAAAAACAATGGTCCGCTTCAAGGTGCTCAGGGTCCAAAAGGTGACAAAGGTGATACCGGTCCTCAAGGACCTCAAGGTGAAAGAGGCGATATAGGTCCTCAAGGTTTACAGGGTATTCAAGGCGATCCTGGTCCTCAAGGTCCTACGGGAGAACAGGGCCCAAAAGGCGATAAAGGAGATCGAGGTCCAGAAGGTCCGCAAGGCCCAGCAGGAGAAGATGCGGCTATTACGGTAGATGCTCCAAAGGACGGAAAAACCTACGGGCGTAACAATGGGGCGTGGTCGGAGATAGTGGCGAGCAATCAGTACCTTGACTTGACAACTTTATTCCCAAATGAAAGCGGTACATTATCAGATGAAGATTATCAAAAAATAGTTGATGCGTGGGAGAATAGGGTATCTTTAGCACGGGTCTATAGTTCATATGTTCCTATGGTGATCGAAAAAAATGAAGGAGACTATAACATAGCGATAAATATGACTATGTATGACCCTTTTGGGGTGTCAGTAAGTGTAGTGACTACCTCGATTGATACAGATAAAACATATACGAGAGCTGCGACCTATTTGCCACTTTATAATAACGGTACCGGTACAAAATACCTCTCCGACAACGGTGAATACCTCACTCCCCCTATCGCTACCCTCACCACTGCGGGGTATATGTCGGCGGAGGACAAGAAGAGGGTGGATGATATAGTAAACTTCGGCACAGGGAGTAATACTGTCACCACTCTTGTGAATATACCGACAAGCAAGAGGCTGGTTAAGGCTACCCTATCCTCCGCTTCAAACCTGTCGATAAATGAGTCTGCAAGGGCATTGAATGTAGGCGAAGAGATATACCTTGATTGTAATCCTACCGCTTCTTTTACGCAGCCTATCCCCACTACTGGCAGTTTTAGATCAATGTCCGGTAGTTCTATTACCACTACTTCCGGCGTGCCTTTCGAGATGTCCATTTTGAAGATCGCTACGAGTGGTGTCATGTATTCAATAACCGTTAAAGAGAAGGATTGATATGTTGAGAAGAAGGACGATAGGAAGTAAGAAGTTAGTATTCTTTCAGAAGCGATTTTTCCCGGCTGGGAATTACACATGGATTGTCCCACCGGGATGCACGGAGGTTGATGTGTTTCTTGTCGGAGCTGGCGGAGGTAGTTCTTTTGTTTCTAATTGGGGGCCTTGGGGTGGTGGTGGAGGCGGATATACTAAGACATTCCGCGGCAAAGGATATATTCAACCTGCTACTGGGACCTGGATGGGTACATATGAAGAAGGACGCGACGGTGACGCTATAGCTGTGACACCAGGGCAATCGATTCAAATTATTGTCGGCGCTGGAATGACCTCAAGCGATGGAGGGTATTCTCAATTCCTTAATTTAAATTATAGGGCAGAAGGAGGTAAAACGGGGGGCAGTTGGGCAAAAGGTGGTGATGGTGGCTCTGGAGGAAGTTCCATCATTAACGGTAATACCTCTAGTAACGGTGGTTCTGACGGTTCTGATGGATTAGGTGATAAACCAGGAATAGGTCAAAATCACACAACGCGCGATTTCGGTGAGCCTACCGGTAAAAGAAATGCAGGAGGAGGAACTGATATTTATAAACTTCCGGAAGCTGATTTTATTCCCGAAGGCGGGCAATCAGATTATGTAGAAGGTACTGGAGAATACCAAAATTTCATTAATAGTAATGGATGGCACCCTGGGTTTCCTGGTGGTGGATACGGTGGTGGAGGCGGCTCTTCTGCGAATGATGATTATATGCGTACAAAAGGTGGCGATGGCACCGTCCTGATCCGATATTGGGCTTACGAAGAATAAAACAAATATAAGTGATATGAGTAAATATATATACATACAAAAAGACGCAGCAAACATATATGTCACAATGCCGGAAAAGCTTGATACAGCAAACAACGATATCGGCACAACATGGGAGGATTATGTTGCAGGAAAGTACGTTTTGCTGACAGAAGAACAGATTGCCTTTAAAGAGGCAAACGAAGGTGCATCCGTAGAAGAAGTGTTCAATATGCAGTTGACACCCATTCCAGAACCGACACCGGAAGAAAAACTTCAGACCGCAAAAGACCTGAAGCGTCAAGAAGTCTACAACACCGACTACCGGCACTACTACATTGACGACAACGATGCCTATACTTATGACCGTCTGTCGCTGAAGGACCAGTGCACCCGAAAAGATACGGTTGAAGTAAACGGGAAATTGTATAAATCCGCCCTGTTATTGGAAGCTCTCAATGAGATGGCAGATTACAATGATATCTGTATAAGTCTATCCGAAAAGTTGATATCTGACATTGAAACAGCCGAGACAGTGGAAGATGTAGAAGCAATTGAGGTGACGGGCTATCCCGATGTAATCCATAGGACGACAGACGAGCTGCAAGAAGCCGTCGATTATGTCGATGCCCATGATCCGTCCATGCAGGTAATGAAAGTTAGCCGCATGTCGATCTCCGCAATGTCCCTCGATGACACGGTGGCTCTCCGAAGGAAGTACGGGCACGCCGAGTGGAAAGACTTCATTGGGCAGAAGCTCGATACGGGAAATCGAGTGCTTCACGACGACTGGCTGTGGAAAGTGCGCCAACCGGTCAACCCGGTGCTGGAGATTTATCCGCCTTCGGTCGACACCGCATCCCTTTACGAACGGATGGACGAGGATCACAAAGGCACAGAATACGATCCCAAGCTCTATGCGCCAGGTATGACACTTGAACAGGGAAAGTATTACACCGAGATGGAAGACGGCGTAAGAAAGAAGTATTACTGTTTCTACGGGACGATCGATCCGGTATATGCAAACTTAAAACAATTGATTAACTTAAATGTAAGATTGGTATGATAACTATTTTGACAATTATTTCAATGCTTGTTATTGCGACCTACACGGCTGCTGTGTGTGTAAAGACTAAAGGCGTGCCTTATTCGATCAGTGCTACCTACTACTATCTGGAGCATAAATTATGGTTTATGGCAACGATGTGGCTGACTGCCGGCTTATTGATGCCTGCAATATTGGAGGTAAGTAAAACAAATACGGAATGGATTGCATTTCTGTCCTGTACCGGCATGTTCTTTGTTGGTTCAGCTCCCAATTTCAAAGATGATTATGAGAGTAAGATACATTCTGCCGGAGCAATCACCTGTATTGCCGGATCGCAACTTTGGGTGGCATTAAACTTCTGGCCTATGTTGTTTGTATGGCTTGCCTATGTAGGCTATACAGCATTAAGTATTACCAAAGAAAAAGAGGGCACATTTTGGTATAAGTTCTACCAGAGCAAGCCGATGTTCTGGATTGAGATAGCAGCCTTATTATCCACTTATTTTACCGTATTATTCAATATGTGATATTATGCAAAGATTAATTCCATATATACAAGATTTTACCGGTTGGGTACAGGCTGTTTCTATTGCGGTAATTGCTTCAATGTTAGATTTTTTCGCACCTATCGAGCATTTTCTGATAGTAATACCTGTAATGGCTACCATAGATATGTTCTGGGGGCTGGCAGCCGATGATTTGCGTTTTAGGAAAAGTAAATTTTTTAGGACGATAATCTATCTTCTGATTTACCTTTTGATCCTGCTTATTGCTTTTTGGATTGGTATAATGATGGAGCAGGATAAAGACAGTACAAAAGCCTTTGTCAGTTGGATAACGTGGGTAGTAGTGTATTGTTATGGTTTGAATATACTGAAAAACATGCACACGGTATATCCAGACAATAAAGTTATAGCCTTTTTGTATTGGGTTGGATCGGTCAAGTTTCTAAGTAAAGTAAATTATCTTGAAGAATATATGAAATCAGTAAAGAAAAAGGAGGATAGGAAATGAATATAACAGAGAATTTTACATTGGAAGAATTTATACATAGCGATACTGCTATTGCAAAAGGAATAAAGAATGATCCGGGATCGCGTGAGAAACTGGCTATCACCAATCTGTGTGCAAAATTGCTACAACCATTACGGGATGCTATCGGCAAGCCTATCTCCATTAATTCAGGCTACAGATGCCCAGAGTTGAATGCGGCAGTGGGAGGTGTCCCTACAAGCCAGCATTGTTTTGATTCTGAGACTGAGATATTGACGGATAGAGGCTGGGCTACTCCTGATACAATCGATGAATGTGACAACGTATATAGCTATAATATGGATACGGGATTCATTGAACTTGTACCGATTGATAGCGTCATTAAACGGCATCATTCAGGGAAGATGATACATATACAGTCATCGCATACCGATATGATGGTAACAGACCAACACCGGATGCTTGTCCGATATGACAGCCATAAATATGTTAGAAAAGGTAGTTTGAATATTACCCCGAAAGGGCAGGCTTATTTTGATTCACTGAAGACGGATAACGACAAGTATCATATAGAACTTATCAATGACGTATACGGAAGACGAAGGCATTTTTTATGCGCCGGAGTAATGAATGGCCATTTCGATGTGAATATGCTCCTCTTAAAAATGTGCATGGCCGCTATCTCTGACGGATATTTTTGCTATAGGAATCGCTCCGTTGCTCTTGGGTTCAGATTCAAAAAGGAGCGCAAATGTAAACAATTGGAATGTTTGCTTCATGAATTAGACTGGTTCTATACTAAGACATTAGATAAGCATGGCGTATATAATTACTATTTACGAAGTTTCTATGCGGGACAAGTGTACGATATTATAGGTCCGAACAAGATAATACCCAAATGGATCTTGAATATAGGTAGCGATAATTTACGTGAACTGGTCAAATACTATTCCTTTTACGACGGTAGTTGGGATAAACGGGAGAACAGCGAAAGCTTCAGTATATTTTCTTCTGTGAAGGAAAACGTCAATATGCTCCAAGCTATGTGTTGCCTTAGCGGAATGCGGAATCAATACATCAAGAAAGAGGCTGGGAGATACAACATAAAAGGCATAACGGGGAATAGCAAAGAGAATTACCATATCACCATAAATCCGACCAAATACGAAACTAAAGTAAAAGAAGATAGCTTTTCTTTAGTTGATTACGAAGGGGTTGTGTGGTGCGTGAATAATCGTAATACAACGCTTGTTATCCGAAGAAAAGGAAAGATTAGTATTCAAGGTAATTGCAAAGGGGAAGCAGCCGATTTAAGTATTGAGGGGAAGGCCGGTGATTTATTGGAAGTATTGGAAGATTCCGGTTTGCCATTCGATCAAGCTATCCTATACCGTAAAAATAACTTCCTTCATGTTTCGCTAAAGCTAGAAGGAGAACAAAGAAAACAGATCATTATCAAGAAATGAAAGCCTGGTATACCGTATCTATTTTAGCTCTTTGCTTTGCTTGTTTTTTTGCCGGAAGGTATTCTGTAGAAAAGCGAATAGAGGTAGTCAATGAAACAGACACAATCAATGAGCCTGCTCCCGATCCTTCTTATGTGTTAGATGTAGAGGAAATTGAGTTACCTTATCCTATTTTCGTATATCAGAAGGGTGACACAGTAAAAGAGCTTGACACGATTTATGTACCGTTACCGATTCAACGAAAAGTCTATGAAACTGATTTGTACCGGGCGGTTGTGAGTGGTTATAGGCCTAATCTCGACTCAATTACAATCTATCATAAACGAGAGATTGTATACCAGAAAGATCGTCGCTGGGGACTAGGAGTAATAGGTGGATATGGTATAGGCAAGAATGGCTTTTCTCCGTATATAGGAGTAGGCCTATATTATAGAATTTGGTAAGTAGACTTTTGTTCATAGTCTCTTCCTATGGGGCTGGGAAGTAAAATAAAAGCCCCCAACGTATCACGTTTAACTGCTACATAAAACTGATACACAAGCATAGACACTCGCACGTTGGGGACTTAATATCTTCAACATGAATGTCTATGCTTTTGTTGCATTATGTGTGATAAGTTTTATGTAGCGAAGGCAAAGATAAACATAAAAAATTAAATAGTATGTGTAAACTTTGCATCAAAAATCGTCGGGAGAGCACAATGATGAGAGATAACGAGGTCCATCGTATATACGATGAAATTATTGACAACCTCGGAGAGTTGGCAAGTGCCGTTTCAAAATCATATATTTATGAAAAGATTAAGGAGAGGACGAAGTTGAGCATCAGGACAATTTCGTTTATCTTGAACCATACGAGGTACCAATGAAAAGAGCTCATTTACACAATTCGTTCAGTATATTTTCAAAAATAATTTTATATTTCCTTTTTGTTTTCCTGCTTTTGTAAAGGGTATAAATAAGATTCAAATATTCTTGCGGATACAGATCACAGCATTTTGTAAGTCCCTTGACTTCGGCGAGGAATGCTTCTTTTGTCGTGTATTGGTCTCCATAATCCGGAACAATAACTGTATCTTTCTTGAAAAAGAAAGGTTTTTTACACCCTTTGATGTAAAGTTCTCCAATTACGATCCCTTTCTTGAACACATATGATAGAGGGGCTCCTTTTTCCGGATTTTTCCCATGAACAGGATTTGAAACGCCTGATCTATCTTCTGATGTTGTGAAAGTCGTTAAAATACAATTGAATCCGTCGTTATATAATACAATTGAAAATTTTTCTTTCGTTATGGCTTTCAAGGTGAAAGTACCATGCAATATGCTTCCCGGTGTAAACATTACAAATAGTGTTTCTGTAATTCTTTACTAAACAGCATGTTCTCTTTTGCTTCATGAAACCTTTGCAACTTCAAACTGTTGTCTTTGATGAGCTTTGTAAAATCCAAACTATGATCTGTTTTTGTCACTTTGGAAAAATCAATACCGTATTGAATGCGTGTCTGATCCCATAATGAGCCGGGCTCATGGGTAACGTTAACCAACTGTGATGGGGATTTTGTCCCGTAATCTTTCAAGACGCTATCGATAATGTCCATATCATAGTCGCTAAATTCACTATCGTCAAAATCCACTTTGGGGAATAATAACAGCGTGTTCTCTCCGATATCGTTATGGCAAAGGGCAATAAAACTGTCAAAAACACTTTTGTTGTATTTTATATAATACGTTTCAGGGGCAACAGGACCAAACTGCCATGCTTTATAATCTAACCATGTAACAGGAATACCATCGTCTTTTATAGCAGTTTCGTCTATCAGATAGAGGAGCTTTATCAATTGAGTGTGGAAAACGATACCTTGATGTTTTAGGATATATACCATCAAGTTACCAATCTTTTCCTTATTAACAGATATTCCGAGACACATACTAAACGTTTGTATTTAAAAAGTATTACGGTTGCAAATATCTTTTGTTTGCATATTCTGTGCAAATAATTTAACCAAATAATTCTTTTTATTCCAATGTTGTGAGAAAACGAGCTTCTTTTCTTTCTGCAATAACTTCCTTTTAATCGGAAACTTAAATTTACCTATCCCTTGTGTGTTGTATAGTTTTGCGATGCGGTTGATATTGACCGTAACTAAGATTTAAAATACAATGGAAAAAACTTATGTATTTAATCAAGACGGGGCAGGTGGAGCGAGTAACGGCTTGCTTGCATCAATCCTTCCGTCTTTGCAGAACAGAGGTATTGATACAGGTTACCTCATGGGATTAATGAACGGTGGAGGCGGTAACGGTGGTTTCTTCGGGAACAACGGCGGTTTTCAGGACATTATTGCGTTGATTGTGATTGCAGCCATCTTTGGCAACGGCAACTTCGGTTTTGGAGGCGGCAATAACAACAATTCAACGGAACGTGAAATGATTATGTCTGCCATTCAAAGAAATGGTGTTGACTTAAATCAACTTGCAAGCTCAATTAACTGTTCCGTCGGACAAATTGAATCCGCTATCAATGCCGTATCTACTCAATTGTGCAACATCGGTAGTCAGATCGGTATGACCGGGCAGCAGATTATTAACAGCATTCAGTCTGGAAATTCGGCTCTTGCAACTCAATTAGCCGATTGCTGCTGCAAAACGCAGAACTCCATTACCACAATGGGATATGAGAACCAGCTTGCAATGTGTAATCAGACCAATACATTGGTAAATACTGCAAACCAGAACACCTTGTCGCTCCGTGACAGTAATTTGGCCAACACCAACGCAGTCCTTGCCAAGTTGGACGCTATGCAGAATCAGGCATTACAGGACAAGATTACTGCCCTGACAGCGGAAAAGGCTACATTGACTGCTGAAATATCACAGCGTAATCAGAATGCCACTATCCTGAATAACGTCTCTCAGCAGATTGCACCTTTGGTAGCGGGATTACAGTCCCTTCAATCTGATGTTGATGGAATAAAATGCCGCATGCCTCAGACTGTACCAGTGCAATATCCCAATATTGTAGGTGTAAATCTTGATACCTATCGTGCGGCCGCTTTCGGTGCTTATGCCGGTGACGCGGCTTATGGACGCGGTGGTTATGGATGTGGTTGCAATAACTACTGGGGTTGATCCGGGCAAGAAAGGAGGTAATTATGTGGCCTAACTTTTTTACAGGATTTCCTTTTCCGTTCCCGTCACTTGGTAGGGCAAACTTTAACACCTTGCCTACGGTGGCTGTGACGGTAGGGACGGATAACGTGACATTAGAGCTTCCGAACCATGCGTTTCGTAACCGGGATTATGTAGGCGGTTTCTATGTCAATCTCCGTCAAGCTATCCCGGCTGGAACAACAGCAACTCTTCCTATTTTGATTGGGACAAACGGTGATACTCGTCCGTTACTGGCTTATAACAATGAGCCTGTGACTGTTGCAAATTTGGCGGGAACAGGAATATATGAGATACACTACAACAAGTATACCAACGAATTGTATCTTGTTAATGGTGGATATAGACCGACAACGACTCCGGCTCCTACAGCAGAAACGGCTTCTTTACGAAGCAAGTAGTAATTAACATGGAGTTTTGTGGTTGTTGTAAAAATTGCAATAACCACACTCCTTTAAAATCAAACAATCATGTTTCAAAATCTTCGAGTAAATAATCAGTTGTATATTCTTCATAAGGAAGCCAAACATTTCATCGAGATTGGTTCTGTGGTAAGCGTTTCTGCACCCAAGCCTAAATATCCTATGCCCGCTCCTATGGGACAGATACCTCAGATGGAGATGGTCGTAGATGTTGTGGCTAATATTAATGGTCAGAACACGACGTTTCAGAATCTTCCCTCCGGTAGTGATATTGCCGACTTTGGGCAAAACGGGAATCTTGTTGTCTCATGTTCCCGCGATGCAATGAACAATGAAATATCCATGATAAAACAAAAAAGATTGGATAGGGTTAACAGTCGGGACTATGACCTCAGCGTGATAGCGTCCTGCGATGAGATGTTGACAATGATCAATCCTGAATTTGCAGAAAAGCAACGTCAAGAACAGGAGATCAACACCCTTAAAGCTCAGATGTCTGATATGAGCAAAAATATGTCCGAACTTATGGAGCTAAACAAGCAATTGATGCAACAGCTTGGAGCTAAAGAAACAACTAAAAAGTAATAATTATGGGATCAAATAGAAAACTTGAAGAGCTTTTCAGAGAGTTCGATGCTTATGAAGACGAAGACTTGATGGAAGCGATAGAAGAAGCCTATAAGCTTGGTTGCAAGGAAGGCAAGAGAAAAGCAATGGAAGGCGGTATGGGATTCCGCGACGATGACGATGACGACGATGATGATTTCCGCGACATGTGGAGACGCGGCGGAGAAGGCTTCGGTGAAAGGCGCGGTGTGAGAGGAACCGGACGGTATGCCGGGGAATACCGTAGACGCAGACGTTAAATCAGAAGGGGACATTGTGCCCCTTCTTAAAAAGTAAAGATATGAGATTAGATATGTACGATGATTTTCCTTCGGGGATGAAAGCTTATTTAAGCGCATATGGCTGGCATTTTTCTAAGGCTATGTGTGATTGGGCCATTTCCATGATGGAAAAAGAAGATGGAGCTGGCAAAAAAATAAAGGTACAGCCCTGGACAAAAGAGCAGATCGATGAAATGCTTAAAAAATATAATGTCGATGTAAAGAAGAAAGGCGGCTATGACTATGTGTATGTTGCCAATATGTGCAAGGCTGATTTTCTTGGTTCCTCCGTCCCTAATGATCAATATGCTGCTTTATACGTGAAGAACGTTTGCGACGATCCGGACGCTTACGATGGTATTGTATTTACTCGTTTCTACGCCGATTGCATCGGTTCTGGAACGCCTATTATTTGGGATGAAATGATGTAAATATGATAAGAAGTGGCCTATACATAAAGAAGTACGATTGGCAGGTGCATATATTTTATCGTGTCACCTGCTATTATACGGAAGAGATCATAGGTCTGTTGAAATCAATAGATTGTCCAGAAGACAGGGCAAGAGAGGTTTACAATAATTTGATGTCATGCAAACTTGATACTGGTGTCACGTACTCCAATTACAAGCTACGGAAATCTTTAATGGTCATAAGCAAGACTTCGTCCCCGGAAGAGTTTTTAAACTCCCTAAAGCACGAATGCCGCCATTTGGAGGATCATATAGCTACGGCATTTAAAATGCCTATAGGAGGTGAAGAAGTAGCGTATTTGGCCGGTTATTTAGGTAGGATGTTGTACGAGGATGTGCAGTTGTTTATATGCGACTGCCGCAAACATAAACGGGAAAAGCTATGCGTAAAGCGAATAAAAAAGAAATAAGAAAATTAAAAAGGGAGTCAGCCAGACGCGAGATTGACCGCCTGGTTGACTCCCTTGACTTCGAGCCGGTCAACTTCAATGAGAAGGTGTGCCGGCTAAGGAGGCTGATGTGCATGCTGTAAATTTATCAAATCTGTTTATCCGGTTCAATAAATTCGACATTACACTCCTTCATCAGTTTCTCAAATGTAAATTTGTGATATTTGCTCCAATAGGAAGCATATCCAACTCCTCGAGAGAAAAGTTTATAATCATCTTCACCTGTTTTTTTTGCCTTGCAGACGTCACGTAGAGGGGGATCGTCCGGTGCTCTCCATGATGTTATATAATCCACAAAGCACACGATTTCCATTCCTTCATCAAGTAGTTGTTTTAGCCGGGAGTAATCCCGGCTGGTTTTGTAGGGTATCATAGGCTAAATTTTTTTTTTTTGAAGTTTTTACATCCCGGACAAAAGAATCCGGTGTCATCACCGGTATAGTCATCTATTCCAAGACGAAAGCGCAACGGACGTTTAAACTCGCATAGTTCCTCGTTGGGTTTGTTTTCCTCTCCTTCTTCTATCGGGCAGAAATGCACGCAGTTATCACATAACTGGATTTCTTTCATCTGTTTCTTAGCTCCGGTAGGTTTGGGACGTGCGAGCCAGTACTTTTCTTCCTTGATAGGACAAGTGTTGCAATAATCTTTGTTGCCGTAATACAAACAATAAGATTCGCAAAACCATCCGGATATCTCATCAAGAAGTCTCTGTTTGATTTCTTTTTCTTTCACTTTCGTTCAAATTAATATTTTCCATAATCATATAAGTTTTAATGCTTCTTGTATTCCGGCTTCAAGTGCTTCCTCGTAGGTCATGTAACGAACAGGGGCTCTGTCCTCCAATCCTATCAGGTCATGGGTAGGTATTGTCAGAATATCGTAAAGCCAATAGTCTCCATGCATATAGGCTATTTCGATATGAAGGCATTTAGTGTCACGCAGCCACTTCTGGGCGATGGACTGGGTAGGAAATTCTATATCTGTAAACATGCCTTTCTCTTTCAGCAGCTTCGCAGTCTCTAATGTTACAAATTCTTCGGTCATGGCTATTCCTCCTTTTTTAATTCATCCAATACTTTCTTTACAAGTTCGTGACGTGACAATTGCCAATCCTTCGCAATATCATCTATTTTATCATCGTAATGATTGTCAGAAACATACTGATTCAAGTTGTCAATAAACCCATCCCCGTCAAGACCTTCATCACAATCATCAAACATATCAAGCTCATAGGTTAATTGGGTACAATCACAGTGGCTTACCCAATCATAAACACGGCAGTCATAAACATTGGTCTGTCTGTTATATTTTTCTCCAACGTGTATCATCTCACCACAATATTCACATCTATGCTCTTTACGAGCGATAGGAGTTTTATCTTTTAATATTTCCATAATCAGTCTCCTTTCTCTTTAATCCGTTGCAGTACATCCCTGTTGGCTTCAAGTATCCCTTCGAAAGAAGGGATGGGCATCCAATGGGTAATTCCTAATCTTTCTTTATTAACATTTGCCCCGGTTTCCCATTCACCCAAAGATGAAAGCTGGCAAATAAAGAGGCCATAAGCCCCTCTTGTCAGAACCACGGTATTCTTTTCTGGCAACCGTTCTTCAACGCTTATCCACGAAGATTGCTTAGCCTGCCATTCGGCTCCGGTCCGAAACATAGACTTGGCAAATGTTTCTCCCGCATTACATCCATTTTCTTTTACCGCTTTTTGGTAAGCTTCCTCCATTGCCAGCCTCATATCAATATTTCTTTCCATGTTTATTCTCCCTTAATTCGTTTGTATCTCAATTGTTTGTTCGATGTGCCAACCGTGTTCACAGGCGGTCGGCACGGTCTCGTAGTTTGTAATTTATTCAGTTGGCTTCTATTAAAATATGTCCTTGCTTTCTTAATTGTTCGACGTATTTCATCATACCTTTTTCCGTAGAAAATGATTCATCGTCCCACCAAATGCCCAATCGTTTAACCTGCACTTGATACCACTGATCACCGAAGAAGTTTTCATATAGTCCGTATCTATATTTAGCCATTATCAGTCCTCATTATTAGGTAACAAATCATCAAGATATGCCCATTCCTTAATATCGTCTTTCTTGCACTCGAAGTCATCACATTCTTCATCATCCCAAACTTTTTCTGTTGTATTCCAATAGCGGACTCCATACCCATAACCTGTGCTTAATTGACCTCTTACAAGGCATGGTATTTGCGGATATACGTCATTCTCGTATTCTCCGTAAACTTGCGGTTCTTCTGATTTCATATCATGCCACACATTTTTGATACGCCACTCTGCACCAGCTTTGAAGGCTTTTTGTAATTCTGTTGCCATGCCTTTACCTGTCCAGATATCATGATCTTTTTCTTGATAAGACTTTGCTGCTTTTTCAATATCTTCTCTTTCCATTTCTTCTTTTGTTAAATTAATATCTTGCGTGAAGTGAGCTATTTCGGCTCGGTTCTTTTTAAATTATAGCTGCTTTCTTTGAGAAAATAATGCGACTAATAGTTTTACCTACACTGACAAATAAAATCTTTGAAGATTCATCCAGTCTAGCCAATTTTATCAATCTCTTTTCAGTCATCATGCCCGATTCATGGGAGATCTTTATCTGCACAGCATCATCGTACTGTTTTTGTGCCTGTTTTAATGTCATAGCTCATTTATGTTTAATCTTGAATTGTTTCTATCGCTTTAAAAATCTCATATACCACCTGTGGTACTATTGCGTTTCCGTACCCTTTAATTGATCCGGTACGCCAGGCTGTGAGAGAAATGGTAAGGCGCACCACATCAAAGGGAAGCCCATCATTTCCTCGACAAACAGGGGATTGAGTCGGGAAATTTCGCCAGTTACATTTGCTATGTAGGTCTGTAAGTCCGGTGCACCGTTCCCATGTTCGCAAGGTGTTTTCCAACTGTTCGCTTTGGGCGTTGGTAACATTCCATTCATCGCCAATGCAGTCAAAGCTATCCCCATTTGACTGTTCGGGTTGTATTTCTTGCTGTACTTGTCCGCTTCCCGTGCATTTGGAGTAGGCAATAGTCCCTTCTTTGCCAATTCGTTTAGCGTTACACCGAACCCATTCCCATTCCCTTTCTGCTGTCTGACTTTTTCCCGTCTGGCATTCAGCTTCTTCATGTCCTGATCGGCTGGCATCATGGCCGTTGGTGTCGGAAGTAATCTCAGATTGATAAATTCCGTCTTTCCGTTTTTGTTGCACACTTTCAGGCCCTGCGTTTGAACAGTAGGCAATAAACCAAACCCGATCTCTCCTGTGCGGTGCGCCAACGGAACAAGCCGGAATAACAACCGGCTGGATGGAATATCCTTCTTGCTCAAGATCTCGACAGATGGTTTCGACGACGTATTCTTGTTGGAGTATCGTTTCTTTGTCAGTCTTTTCAAATAAAGAGGCTTGACTTTCCACTGTAACTTCACTGCCGGGTTGTACCATGCTGATGATTCCACCAACGTTTTCACCAATAATCCAAGTGGGTCGTATATCTCGTATTGCGCGAAGCATTTCCGGCCAGAGATAACGGTCATCTTCCTGTCCTTTTCGCTGTCCGGCCACGCTGAACGGCTGGCAGGGGAAGCCACCGGTGAGAACATCGATCTTTCCCCGCCACGGTTTAAAATCTGTTTCTTTAATGTTTCCATATCCTTTCGATTTAGGGAACCAGTAGCTTAATACTTTCCGGGGAAAGTCGTCTATCTCACACCAGAAAGCATTATCCCAACCCATCCAGGTAGCAGCGAGATCGGCGGCCCCAAAGCCGGAAAATAAGGAGGCATGAACTTTTCCCATTTGATTCAGTTCTTTTTAGTTGTTAATTAATTTTACTGCAATAATATCTTCACAATCAATATAGTGCATTATGGATTTCCCATTGTCATCTGCCGCCATTATTTCAACACAGGTAGAGCAAGAATTAAATGCACCTTCGATAGTTATGCCGGTCAATTTTCGGAAGAATCCAAAAAATTTCTTTGGTCTGAGAATCCTTATACGGATAAGGCTATTCCAAACTATACCTTCTTTTTTGCAAATAGATATGAATTTATCTACTGTCATATTTTACTTATTTTTAGTAGTTACGATTCAGATAATTTTCATCTTCTTTCTTAATTTTGTCAATCATCCTTTGATACTTAGCAGCCACATAGTTGCAGTGTATTGCCAAGTTCCGGTCTCGTTCTTTTTCGAGGCGCTTTATTTCTTCTATTTCCCAATTTTTCATACAAACAATGATTTTAGCTTTCCCCATTTTTATTGTCTCCATCTTTGTACCATGCCGGATTGCTGGCGTAGGCATTTTCACCAAGATTATACGGTGGGTCGGCAATGATCAACTGCGCTTTTGGTATTCCATATACTTTAAAATTCTGGAAATTATCATTGAATAGTTCTATTTCATTCATGTCTATTATTAAATTTTATTTGGTTTTTCTGCTGCCTTAATCTCATACTTGTCATAATACACCTTTTCTCGATCGGTGAATATTTTATCCCGGACAACATCAAGCAGGTGCATGAAGTCAATTTCGTTGTTTATGAGGTTATTTTCATCTTTGAAAAAGTGTTTGACAAAATCCCTATACTCGGATACAGCCCTTTTTAATTCACGTCTCTTGCGCTCCCATTCAGGAACGGGAACATACCCTCTGTCTTGCATATACGCGAAGAACATGTCGATATGATAAATAGACATGTCTGCTTCATTGAGAGATAGAGACAAAATCTTCCCAAACCATGTTCTAAGAGATTTGTCCATGTTGCTATTATCCTCTTCAAACTTGATATGCTCCATTGCACATGATAACTCTTCTTTCAGATCATCTATTTGTTTAGCAAGCAAGGTTGCATCCATGTATCTACCGGAACGCATGGCTTTCCTTGATTTATCCATTGTTTCTTGTATATCACGCTCAATGATATACACTGGTCTGATTTTTTTTACTTTCATGTTCGTGAGTTAATAATTCTACTTCCGTACATCTGACCCATTTCGCACTTCCCGATAAACACAGTTCGTGCGTGAGTCGATTAATGTCATATACTTCTCTGATTTTACCCTTGTATCTGATCCTGCTACCGATACGGCATTGGGTGTTGAATACGTTTATTTTCATGATATCAAATCGGTTTTTTTGACTCTGTAACATTCTCCGTTTATCTCTCGTATTTCGAAATCCGAAAAAGAAACTTCCCCCTTTGACACCATTCTACAAACTTCGTTATACGAATACAATTTTGCTTTTTTGTCGAATTTTATTATATCGGCAATGTTCAATTCCTTATAGTTGAAATTGTCTATCAGGCTATTGATAGCATCGTATAATCGCCTTGACGTGAATTTGTTCGCTGCAATTCTTTCCGCCAACAGGTCAAAGAATCCATTGCTCATTTTAGGGAATGCCATCATTAACCTACCTAATGATACTGCAATTTCTTTTGGAGAAGCTGCTTCGCCGTTATACAAGCTAATAAAACAATCATCGTTTTGTTTCTTCGTAAGATTGGCGGGCAATTCCAGAGGCAATACTTCTGTAGAACTCTTCCATGTCTCGCTCTCCTGTGTTATTATTTGTCCTATGTTTGTTGTCATAATTTCCAGATATTACTTTTTCAAAATTAGTCGGCTTTATCAGCCAGTCGAAAGATGCTCGCCAGCCTTTTTTATTCTGTCCTTTGAGGAAGTCACTTTGGTATGCCCTACGGATCATGTCGGCAAACATATTTTTGCCATAAACCTTTATGCGGGCGTTAATCATACCCTTACGAGTGACCGAAAGTGGAGTTCTAACCGTACCAAATACGCCTTTTGTTTCTTCATTGAAAAATTTGACAAGTTCGGAGTAGTCAATACGCTCTGCGTGGGGCTGCGAAGTCCCACATACAAGAGATTCGTTAGAATCTCCTATATTATTATCCTTTTCCTTTTCCTCTTCCTCTATAGGCACTGATTGATCAGTGAACGTTCCGTGATTAATCAGTGATTTATCAGTGAATTTAGATAATATGTTGTTTAATTGATTTTTAGGTATGTTCAAATCGTCAATATTCGGTCGGTTTATCACTTGATGCCGAGCGAAGTTAGGCAGATATATGAAATTCTCATTCTTATATGAAAACTGACATATAAATCCATTTGTCGCAAGCTCTGATAACCATTTCTCGAACTGTTGAACCTGAATTTGGTCATACGGGAATATCTTAGACTTTAACCATATATTGTCGCCGATCACAACTCCTACATCATCGGAGAAAGTCCATAATCCTATGTAGAGGAGTCTGGAATCCCTGCTAATCTTGCCTATTTTGGAATCGTCCCAGAATTTAGGTTTAATAGTTCTTATTCGTGCCATGTTTATTAGTTATTATAATAGCCTTTGCATATGCTTTCTTAAAATCGCACAAGCATTGATAATTTATCCAACTCTTTTTTAATAATACAGATAACCAATAATCCATTCCGCTAAGCAGCTTTCCATCTATGATATCTTTTCTTTTTAGATTATGTGAATAAATAGGATAGTTTGTTCTTGAATTGATTATATCTCCATCTTCATTTACAAACCATTCTTCGAAATGGATAAGATTATCGTGTTTACAACCAATACTTTCAAAAACTGATTCAATTTGATTTGAACTATACATCTTTTTGTGTAGATTTTAAAAATTAGACAATTTTAGGGCAGACCTATTGGCTGCCCTAAGATCTGTTATGCGAATACAGCAGGAGTATTTTTTCTCTTATATTGATTCCTTAAATAAACAATCAGGTTGTCAAAACTTTTTATGAACCCTTCGTTAATCAAATCTGCTATTTTCTTTTCAAGTTGCCATAATTCTCGTTGTTTGCTTTCGTCTCCATGTTTATTGCGCAACATCTTTTCATGGGAATTGAAAATGATCCAGTTCAATGCCTCGCCAATCTTTTGCATAGCTTTCGGCATGAAGTCTTTGGGAACGATTTTCATAACGGCAGATGAAAGTTCTTTATATGCGTCACCGGCATTGTTACGATATCGGATCATTTGGTCTGCAACAAATTTCAAAACCTTGACCTTAAAAGCTGGGTTTAGCCACATCGCAAAATCTATAAAGAGGAGAGGATGCATCCAAGTCCCTCCGTGCTTACCTCTATTTTGGATAATAACGGAATTCCGTTCTTTAAGATCTTCCTCTAATATTAAGGCATTTATAAATTCTTTAGTAGAAGAATTTTCTGTGTAGTGAATAATTTGCTTTTGCTGATTATTCGTAATATTCCATTGCTTCAATAAATCCGTAGCATTGAACATACCGTCTTTTGTCCGTTGGATAACATTAAAATTACCCATTGGACGAACCATTTCTTGATTTGTTTTCATAAAATATAATGTTTTATTTTTGACAATATGATATACTCCCCGGCCTAAACCGGGGAATGACCAAATAAAAAAATGTTTGATTGTTATGTATTCATGCTGCTTTACAATCCAAGCCTCGATTGCAGCTCATAGGTAAAGCTGCCGATGCTTTTCCGTAGCTCCGCTATCTTTTTTTGGTTCTTCTGCATCTCTGATACGAAGAAGTAGCCATCGAGGTAGGCGCTCGTGATTTGTGCAAACACGTTTTTCATATTTTCTTCGAAGCTGCGATTATCCAAATACCATACAGCACCCAGCAGGTCGCCTGCTGGGCCATAGTTTTCGCCATGATTTTTACGTCCCTTAGCGATTGACCGCTTCAGGTGGACGTTGAACTTTTCGATTTGTTTCTTGAAAATCATTTCGGCGTACTTGGATTTTTCGCCGGTTCGGAGTAAACCTTCCATTTCGTTGAAGGCATTGATGTAGGCTTCTTTGAATTTTGCAGCTATCTTACCGGTAAAGCCCATAGCTAAGAATGTGAAGCCGTCGCGAGTAAGGTAGTAATATTCGCACTTTGTAGCTCCACCTTGTGGTAACTCTTTCATTTCCACCATTAACGCAAAATTGCGTTGTTGGAATTGTTGAGTACATTCAAGATTCTTTATTGCTCTTAAAACGTCAGAATGGCGTTTGTTAAAGAACTCAGCTACTTTTAAAGAAGTAGTAACAACTTGGTTGTTTTCAACCTTTACCAGTTCATTACTTGATACTGGAAATAAATTTAACTCTTTCATCTGGAGTGTGACAGTTAGATGAATTAAACAAAAAAGCAGCTCTACATAATCCTAAGTTGTCACACTCCATACATATCAGGGATATATATAACGGATTATAATAGAACTGCCTATGCTTTCTATTAACCCCCTTGACCTGCTCGCTTGCAGCATCTATGTATAAAGTGTGACACCGCAAAGATAGCCAATGAAACTAAATCTCCAAAGAAAAACCATCAAACTATTATTTCTTTTTGAATACCGAACATATCCTAATTGCATTCCCCACCAGGTTCATATTCTTCTTCTCGCAGGTAATGACCAGATCGGAGAATGGTGTTGAATATGCGCATTCGTTACATTTCGCTTGAATAATCTCTTTCTTTTTTGACATATCATAATCGTATTGGAAGACCAGCGTATACCCATGCTAATAAGCATGAATCCCGCGCGTCTTGGTTTAACCGTTTGTTGAGACCGCCTACTATCCTTGATAGTTCCTGTTGTGTTATCTTACCGTCCGATCCCTTCCAGCATTTGCGGAGAGGTTTAACTTCGTCCACTTCCAGCCCTATGTGGCGTGCCATCTCAGCAATCTTCCGGGCTACCTCATGGTTGCGTCCGGTATTCTGACCAATCTTTGCAGCAGCGGCAGGAGTGGAGCGTGTAGCGTGCCAGTTGCTTTCGTTCATCCATCCAGCTTCTATAACGACTATGATGGATTCTTTTTGACGATCAATAAAATCCTCTTTTATATACTTTAAGTAGTCAACAAGGAGAGGAAATGAAAGATTGGTCACGTTTAAGCACCTTGACTTAATATGCAGTTCTGTAACTCCTGATTTATCACAATCGGGATCTATTCCTATTACTCTGTCTCTCTTAATCATAATTATAATTGTCGTAATCATCCGGATCGAAATCCGGAATGTCGTATCCAAAATCCATGTTTTTTATTTGTTGTATAATTCACTAACTTTTGCCATTGATGTGTGGCTCACATTTATGTGGTGATAGCAGGACTCGAACCTGCATGATAGGTGTTTTGATTTAAAATCCATATCCTCCCATTTACGAACCTATCTCGAAAGTCTACATAGCGTCTACCATTCCGCCATACCACCGAACTCCCTGCATATCCTCACGGACGGCGGGGATGAAAACCTAAATTATTTATCCTTATGAAACTCTACTTATGCTTACACCTTAATATCTCCCTTCTCTTTATTATAGCTCTCCCCGTACACAATGTATCGGAGCCTAAAGAATGAATAAGAGTGGATTTTGCCATTCCAATATCATCTTCACTCAAATAATCAAATATGGCAGAAATACTACCAAAGAAATGATCTTGTTTTTTAAAGATCAAATGAACGTGTATTACTCTCATAGTTCCATATTTTACTTATTTGGAAATAAGCGATTCGATTTTCTTCAAGTCCTTCTTAGTTAACCGGACTGCATCAGCCACCCGGCTACAGCATTTGTCTTCTACATGATCTACAATTCTTGATACATGTCGAAGAAATGATTTTATCAGGTAGTCAGGGAGTTGATGTTGTTTCATAAGCTATTCTGATTCTACTGGTTTACTGTTTTTTAATTTATAAAATGTATTGGCTTTAATTGATATTCCGTCGACTTTAAACGCCTGTACATCTATAATAGGATAAGTATTTCCATCCCAATCAACTCTTTCTGTTAATACAATCCAACAGCCCATAGCTCCTTTGGCTTTACTATCGTATCCTGTTACGATAGCTATACTGTTTTTACCTTCTACGCTGGCTGCTGACTGATTGCCGGTGTTGGTGGCTGCTGACTGATCGCCGGTGTTGGTGGACTTGCTGTCTCCCCAATCGACTTTTTTAAGTATAAATTTAACTCCAGCGGAAATAAGATCACTTAATCCGATTTCAGCATGTATGTGTAGTTTTGAGCAAGCGACTTTACTGTCGCTATTGTCTGTATCTATTTTACCATCACCTTTAACATTACAATATCTACTATCGGAAGGGAAATAATAACGGAATACATCAAATGGATTTTTGCAAAAGTGAAAACCGCTTTCGCATGCTTTAATTGTCCCTTTTTCTTCAAATGTTTCACCGACTTTATATTGAAAGCCTCTGCATTGTAGGTCTTTGTCAAACCCTTTATAACCTTTGATCATATTTTTCTTTTATTATTTCGGTAATTAACTTTTTGCATTTAAAAAGGCTATCCATATCTCCATTATTTAGGAGCTGAATAGCTTTTTCTTTTTTGTTGCTACCCAATCGGGTAGGTGTTTGTACTTCAAATTCTTTTTCCATTATACTCTGTAACCATCTCTTCATATCCGGGATCACCGAAGTAGGGAAGATAGCATCCTAAATCTGATTGAGCCCAGATTTTCATCTTATCCATGAATAAAGACAATTCGAAGGTGCTCATTTCGGAAGTCTTATAATCGACTTGTTGAACTTCTCCTGTAAATCGGTTGGCCTCCTCTTTTGTCCCAAGCAGAGTCCTTTTGATATCTCTCTTACAGTTTTCAAGAGAGGTATAGCCTACATGGTCGGCTATTACTTGTACCCACATGTGAAAAAGAGAATTCTGCGATAACGATCTTTTTTTTGTTTTTTTTGTTATTTCGAATGGATCAGGGCCGGACATTAATTTATTATAATAGGCATCAGCTCGTTTCCTATCAAAAGTATTTTTGGGATCAAATAACATAATGCAAGATTAAAAAGGTAGTCCGTCTTGAATAGGAGCATTAGGCGACATAGGTGGAGCATAAGTCTGCTGTGGTTGTTGATATATAACTTGTTGTTGCGGTGTGGGCTGTGATGTTCTTTGTAGCCTTGCTTCTATTTTATATCCTCTTATGGAATTTATATATTTTGTTTTCCCTTCTGCATCAATCCATTTCCTACCTTGTATTTCGAAAGAAATAGTAACAATATCATTGATTTGGAAATTGTTAAGTTCTGCACATCTGTCTCCTGAAAACTCAAACATTGGAAAATTTTCGAATTTATCTCGTTCTCCCGTATATGGGTCAAATCGTGTAGAATCAATAACAACTTCTCTTTTTACAAAAGGATTTCCGCCATTTTTGGAGGGAATTTCTTGAATAGGTCCTATGTACGCAATTTTGCCAGTAATTGTATTAGCCATTTTTATTTGAATTTAATTGTGTAACCTTGTCTTGCCATCTTCACAGCCGGGTGCAACGTTACGATTTCCCCGGTGCTGTCATCTACTATCGTCGTATTGTCGGGCACTGACTTCAAGAATGCTTCACGATCTTTCATGTCTGCCTGTAGCTCTTTCAAGCGGACTAAGTAGGCGTTGTAAACCGGATCGTTGCAAACGCTGTAATCGTAGGAAGAACCTATCTCTTTGAGAGTAATCTCACACCCGTTCCATGAAGCCGACTTGCCGTATTTTTCCGTTTCGGTGATGACCGAATCCTTTATGCGGTCATCGTCCAACACTTTCTTTAAAGCATCGTATAACCCTCTCATTTTCGCTACGTGCTCTATCGGGTTCACTTCTCCGTCAAGCACTGGTATGATCAGCGAGTTTGCAAGCTCTTGTTGGCTTTGCTTGGTGACAGGGAATATCCCTATTTTCTTAATACTATTCTCCATATTTCGTTTTTTTATATTGCAGATACATATCTATTACTGTTTGTAATTCAACCGGCCCTATCTTGTAAAGGCTTTCCATCAACCGAGACACAGAGAAATTTTGCTTTTTCTGTTTTGCCTTATTTTCCTCTTCTTCGATAAAGGCATACAGTTTACTCATGGAATCGTTGTTGTTAAGAAAGTCTGGAAGAAATACCCTGCGTGCATCCAAATTCGTCTTTGGCGCATTCGTTGCGCTGGCTTGTAAGTTTGAAGCCTTGTTGGCATCATCATCATCGTCTATGTTTAGGTTCAAAATGGAACCAATCGCATATCTACGCTGATAAGTAATGCAAGAACCTATGCTTTGAGGGTCGTTCTTAACAGGACGCATAACGTATGACGATAAAATCCACTCACCGGAGTTATGCATAAGTATAGTTTCCAACTCATTGTCTCCTTTGGGCATCTGCATAATAGAAAGTCCGCATTCGGATAACGGCTTTTGTATCACGTCCAGGATGTCTGCCAGTGAGGCATATTTGCTTTTGAAGTAAGGATTTTTACTATCTTTCTTCACCTTACCAACCTCCTGTTGAAATTTACAGAGGGCGTTAGCAATCTCTTTTATCGATTCTGATCTTTCCATATTATGAATGTTTAGTTTGTGGACGCCAGGGAATCGAACCCCTTTCTTTCCCGTTCGGGAACGCTCTACCATTGAACCATGCGCCCGGGTGCCGGTCTTTCCCGGCTGTCATTTATCAAGTATGAAGCTTTTCCTGCCTCCCGGCGGTAATTGTTCCCGGATAGCCGATCAAAGCACACCGGGATGTCGTTTGAAATAATAAATAGAAGCAAAATAACCGGTCTCTCACCGGACGCTGTCCTTTAACAGCGGAGTTGATTAATTAAACATTGATTATTAATACTCACCCTACCGTGCTCCAGCCTACCGGACCATTGCAAATGTCAAGGTCTACCACTTTCAAGATTTGCGGTTGCCGGTCTGAGGCGAGGTTTACACCTCGGATGTTCAGTCTATTTTAATGTTAGTTAGTCTTCAAACTTTATTTTTTCAAGCTCTTTGCCGATGCCATCGTACCTATGAAATGAAGATGGGCGGTACTCTTTTCTCGCATTCTCCGGCAGTAGTAAGCCTAACCCAAAGGCTATACGTTCTTTAGTTCGCTCTATATCCATACCTAAGAAATTCAAATCAGCACTTCTTTTCTGTGCTTGTTTGGGAGATAATTGCATTAAATCACAAGATCGTTTCTTATCTCGTTGATCGCAAAGTTTCTTTAATATAGTTGCTTGCTGTTTTATGTAATCTGCTCTTTTCATACTCTGTTCTTTTCAAAACTTTGTTTATCTTTGTTATCTAACCAATCTCTGAAGTCTATTAAATTGAAATATAATACACTCCTGCTTCACATATTTTATATACATCAGGATTATCCTTGTCTTCCGGCTCCAATTCGCTTTCTTCAAGAGCATAATCCCATTCATCGCAGTAATATAAAGCCTCGTTTGTTTTCTCCAAAGAGCAATCTTTGTTTCTCAAATTAATATCTTCTCCCCAAACTGCAACTTCTTGCTGTTGCTCTTCTTCTGTCATAAGGGATATTTTATCTTTTAATTCTTTCCAAGTCATAGCTTAATTTTTTTTAATTTTTATCTTCACTATCTTCATTTCTAAAAATCCTTTTCTGTATCTCTTCCCATGTTATCCGTTCTCCCTTCTTCAATCCGTCTCTATATCCTCTACTGCGCTCCCCAGCACAGAATAGTAATAGCCCTGCTATCATAAGGATAATACCTAATGCTTTAGGCCAGTCCGGTATGTAGATATGAAATGGTTTGAAACTGATTGATACGTTACCTATTATGAGAAATAGGATAACGAATATTGCTAACCAAGTGAGTGGTATTGCTATTTCTTTCATGACTTATTCAAATTTGATCTTTTCTTTTCACCAGTTTAATGTTGATGCTTCCCATTCCATCTGATTCTGTTTTTTTATCGGCCGAACACCTCTTTGAATTTGTTATCTAAAGCATTAAGTATTCTAACTCTAATTGCCGGATCACAACTCATATTATCAATAGAATAGATTCTAATGAGAAGCTGCTCTCTTGAACCGCAGAAACATCCACAAGTATAAAAAGGGGCAATTTGGGGGTAATTGTGTTTATACCACATATGATTAGTCCCTTTTACCGCCACATAGTTTTTTGTGACTACGAAATCGTATGTTGTTTCTTTATAACCCGGTGTGTTAGGGTTCCCGGCTGCGCTACTGCGGACATCACAGTCGCTGTCCTTAGCCAGTTCAGTTAACACCTCTGCCGGTGTGTTAGGGTTCCCGGCTGCGCTACTGCGGACA